ACGGGAAGTACCGCTTCGTCTGCCGAATCACCTTGTCGCCCGACGCCGTGGTCACGGCGAGACTCACCGCCGACTCGTTGGTGAGGAACGTCGAGGTCCCCGAGCCCGTCAGCGATGTATCAAACGACGGGTCCGCCGCGTAGCGGTTCTGGCTGTCAAACAGCGTGAACGGCTGCGAGACGCGAAGTCGCCCGAATGCGTCAAAGTTGTTTTTGCTTAGTAGGTTCAAGTTCGTCAGGCCGTTGATGAATTCGACGATCTCGCGCTGGTTGCTCGCCAGGGTGTTGAGGTAGAGCCTCAACTGGTTGTTGAGCTGGTTGTGGTACTGCGGGAAGTATGCCTGCGGCGCCAGGTTAGGGTTAGGCGGCGCCGGGACAATCAGCTCCTGCATCGCCCATCACCCGACCGGCGGCGCCATCGGCGCAACCGGCGGCGGCTCGAACGGGACAATTTCCGGCAGCACCGGGCGCTGCACGCTCGGGCTCGCCACGCGCGGCTCGGCCATCATCGCCCTGATGCTCTCAACATCCACCGCCGTGCCGCTCTTCAGCTGGATCTCGTAGGCGCGCAGCATCATCTCCGCCTCTTGCTTGTCGCGCGCGCGGTCATCCTCGAGCAGCATCTGCTGGCGCTTGAGCTCCAGCTCCGCCTGCTTGTTCTGGATGTCCGCCATGATCTTCTGGCGCTCCACCTCGGCCAATATCATCGCCGGGTCAGGCGGCGGGGGCGGCGGCTGCGGCGGGGGCGGCATCAGCGACGGGTTCGAGAAGAACTCGTCGGCGTTCTTGTATCCAGATGCCTGCACCAGACGCGCGAGCGTGTTCCGGTACTGCTGCGGCGTCACCAGCTGGTTCTGCGGCCCCATCGTCTGCAGGATCTGCTCCTGCTTCTGGGCGATGGCGGTCAGCACAGAGACCTGCTGCTCCTCGGTGCCGCCGCCGAGGGCGACATCAATCTCGACGTCCATGTCGGCGTTCCAAGACCGCGGGTCAATCGGCACCCATTGATTGCGAAGGCGCACCACCCGCGCTCGGTCCTGATTTTCTACGACGAGCTTGAGAATGCCCTTGAACAGGGCGCGCATCCCGGTTTCGGAGAAGATCCGGGCGATCAGCTCAAGGTGCTGCTGCGCTGCGCTTACCGTCGCGGCGACCGCCGCGCGGGTGGTGCTCTGTAGTGCGTCGGCGTCAAGGCCCATCGAGGCCTTGCTCATGCCGGTGCGGGTCTCGCGTACCTCGTCGAGGTAGCCCAGCATCGGGAAGGCGGCCTGGCCGACGAACGGCACGGCGAACGGCTGGACCGCGCCGGCTTGGCGCATACGGATGACGCCGCCCACCTCGGTGTTAAGCACGTCGTCCATGTTGACCTGCCCCTCGACCACGCCCACCCGCGGGTGGATGGCGAGCGACAGAGAGTCGAGCATGTTGCGCATGATCGCCGACTTGATCTTCTGCAGGTCGGCGGTCATGTCGAACATGGAGAGCCCGATAAGCGCGTGCGGCTCCGGGTCCGGGCAGAAGAGCGCGAACGGCGAGTGCGAGCACGGCTCGTTCATCACCATCTTGTAGCTCGGGCCGATGGTGCAGATCTTGCGCAGCTCCGAGATGCCGTCCTTGTCGTAGTCGACCCGGATGTAGGCCTCGCAGTAGAGCACGCGCTTGTCGTCTTGCGTGCCGCCCGGGCCATAGGACTGGGCGTAGGGGTTGCGCGCCAGGTACTCGTCGTTCGTGTCGAGCTCGTAGACGCCCATCTGCGCCTCGACCTCATCCTTGTCGTAGCCGAGCGCCACGAGGTCAGAGACGCGCATCATCCGCCGGTGCGCGACCAGGGTCGCGTCCTCGACGGAGCGCGCGCGTCGGTCGATCAGGAACTCCTCGGGCGGGATCGCCTCGATGCGCACCCGGCCGTTCTTGGTCTCGCGCTTGAGCTCGACCGAGTAGATCTGCGGCGCCGGCGGCGGCAGGCCCGTCATCGGGTCCACCACCGGCGCGCCCGTCATCGGGTCCACCGGCGGTTGGTACGACGGGTCGTCCATCGCCGAGATGGCGCTCCCCACGACATCCGGCTCCGAGAGCAGCACCGTCAGCGCCGAGTCATCGAGCCCGGTGAAGTACTCGGTCTTGACCTCGACCCTCTCCTCCCAAACGTACTTGGCGACGCCGAGCGCGCCGCGCAGGGCGTCCTTGAAGACCGAGTAGCAGATCAGGAAGCCGTTGTTGTCGTTCTGGAAGATGTGGTTGATGTAGTCGGTCGCCTGCTCGGCGGACGCCACGTCTTCCGGGTTGCGCGGCGCAAACTGGACAATCTTCTTTGAGCCAAAAAAGACCTTCATCAGCGACGGCATGATGCCGTTAACGGTGTCGCGCACGTCGGTCGAGACGACCTGCGATCGCCCCTCCTCCTCGTTGCCGAAGGGCTCGCCGCGGTAGTATTGGATGGCGCGCGCGCGGACCGGGGAGAGCTCCGCGTCGATAAACGAGGTGGCATCCGTCAGCTCGCCGCCGACCAGCGCCTCGAGGTCGGCGTCGTCCATGGTCTCCACGAAACCAAGGGACTGCTCGCTCTGCTCGATCAGGGACCCGTCTGCTCTATACATGAAATCGCCACCCGTGCCGATTTTGGTCTATCCCCATTGTCAGCCCAAAAGGGCGCCAAGCTCGGCGACCGTTAGCCGCACGAGCCACGCCTCGCGGTCCTTCACCCCGAACGAGAGCACGAACCCGCCGCCGTGCTCGGCGAGGCCGGCGCAAAATTCGACCTGCGCGCCGCGGAAGTAAAACTCCCGCCCGGCGTGCGCCGGCATCAGCTTGTCGTCGTAGCGCACCAGCCGGTGCGCGTAGTACACCCGCCCGCGCTCCTTGCGCCGCTGGTGTACCACCCCGACCCAGGCGTCGCCGTGGCGGATGATCTGCGAGCCGCCGGACCAGCCGGCCAATCCCGGGAACGACTCAAAACAAAGCTTCTCCCGCGCCGGCATCAGCTGGTACGACTCTGCCGGGTGGTGCGAGTACACGAACGAGAGCCGGTCGCCGTCGGCGCGCGGCATCCAGTTTTTCTCCATCTCCCGAGTGTGCGGGCTGTGCAGGAACTCAAGCTCCTCGACCCGCGTGCCACCCTCGTCCAACGTGCACAGCGCCATCGTCGTGCGCACCCGGGGGCCGTGGTACAGCCCCGAGGCCGTAAAGCGCCACCGGCCACGGAACCAAAAGAGCCGCGCGTCCTCTAAGCCGTCCCGGCACGGCAGCCGCGACGCCCGCTGCGAGGCGTCGTCCACGCGCTCGACCCGCGCCAGCGACAAGTCATCGCCAAGGTCGGAGATGTAGTTGACCGTATCCGGCCCCGGGTCGTCCCTGAACCAGATCCCGTCCGTCTCGCCGAGCTCGTAGTTCACGGCGCGGATGAGGCACCGCAGCTCCCCGCCCGGGCCAACGGCCACCGACGGGTTGCACGGCAACATCGGCGCGCACGGCACCTCGAGGCGCACGAAGCGCCCCGCCGGCAGCCGGTCGCTGAGTATCAGGCCGCCTTCTTGTCCAAAGGAGGCCGCGGCGCACCCTTCCCGCCACCCTTCGGCGGCTCCGGGGGCTGCGGCTTCTCGGGGGACTTCTTGTCGAGCCGGCGCTGGAACCGCGCCACGTCGCTTGGCTTTAGCATTCACGAATACCTCACATGTGGATGGTCGAGGGCATCGGCACCGCAAGGTCTTGCGTTGCCTGGGAGACCAATGGCGGGACCGCGGTCAGCACCCGCAGGTGCGGCAGCGCGTGCCACTCGAGCAGGATATCCACGGGCGTGTTCGCGGGCTTGGTGTACATCTGCAGCGTCGGGATCGCGCGTCGGCGGTGCCAGATGGCGGCCGTGCACAGCGGGTACTTGATCTCCCACAGGCTCGCCGATTCCTTCTTGCCCGGCTTGTCGGTGGTGCAGCACGAGTTCAAGTACACCAGGTCGCACCACTCGGGCACCTCGGCGCGCATCTGCGCCCAGCGCTCGGCAAAGTTATCCGGCAGGATGAAATCATCCTCGAAGATCACAAACTCCTCGTGCCCCTCGCGCCACGCAATCTGCCAGGCGATGTGCCACGACAAGACCAGGCACGTCGCGCCGCGGGTCACGAAATAGTCCGAGTGCATCGGAATCTCGGACTTCACCTGCATCGTCTTGCCGAAGATGCCGTAGATGAAATCCAACTCGATGCCAGCCTTCGCGGCCTGCGCGCGGGCGTGCTCGGTGCGCTCCGGGGTCTCGGAGAGCGTGATGCAGTAATACTTCACGCGATGCCCTCCACGCCGCGGTCCTTGCCAAATGCGAACTTGCCCGAGCGGCGCACGACAGAGCGGTGCAGGAAGTGCGCGTCGCAGAACTCGTCCACCGCGCGCGTCACGCCGGGCCACGCCTGGTAGTCATCGCCGAACAGAATCCCACCCTGCCGCAAGAGCGGCCAATAGTTTGCAAGGTCCGTCTTGCAATCCTCATAGTCGTGCGAGCCGTCGATGTAAATCACATCCGCCACAATATTTTTTTCGGCCACCACCCGCGCCGCAATCGTCGCCGGCAGGGGGAGGGGGGTCACGCGCTCGGTCAGCTCAAGGTGCACCATGTTCGACAGGAACAGCTCGTGCAGCCGAGGGTAGCCCGCGTGCAGCCGCAGCGCCTCGTGCAGCCAGCGATTGTCGCCGTCGTGGCGCGCATAATTCTCGTGCGACCCGAGCCAAGTGTCGATGCACAATAGGCGCGCGTCTAGCCCCAGGCGCTTGCAGATCGCCATCATGTTCGCCGCCGAGCGCCCCTTCCACGAGCCCACCTCGATGATGGTCGTGGGGCGCACCGCCGCCAAGACCTGCTCAAACATCGGGTCATCCGACCCCCAGCCCTGCAGGTCGTGCTCGACTATCTTCGCGCCCGAGTACGGGTCCACCAAAAAGAAATCCCGCCAGTTCATACCACCCCCCGGATCTGCCGCTTGACCGCCTTCTGCCAGGTCGGCGCGTACACGCCGCCGCCCGTCGCCGCCTCCGACGCAAAGGTCAGCACGAAGGCATCCGCCACATCAGGCGACGCTAGCCCCCTGCGCTTCATGTCGTCCTTTCCCTCGAGGCGCAGCTTCCCGTTCGACATGAACGAGTAGCGCGGCGAGGATAGCTCATTCACTAGCCGCTCGTCTCGCGGCAGCTTGCAGTCGCGCGCCTCGAGCCACGCCTTCGCCTTACCCCACAACTCCGCGCGCAGGTTCATGTACTGCCCCTTAAAGGCCGGCGACTCGCCGACGTTGATCCCGCGCGCCGGCAGCTTCAGCTCCCGCAGCCGGTCCACCACGCCCGCGCCAAGGCCGATGCTGTCCACCAGAATCTCGACCGGGCGGTCGCGGTGGTCGGTGCTCTCCCACTCGTGCATCACCGCCCCCGTCAGCGCCATCAGGTCGAGGCCCTTCCAAGTCTTCACCGGCGCCACGACCACATTCGCCTGGCGCTTGCAGAGCGCCGAGGAGTCCGCGCCGAAGCGCGCCACGTCGAGCCCCCAGAGCACCGGCGCGCTAGGGTTCTGCACCACGTCCCGGTCCACCGCCGACTGGGCCAACTCCAGCCCGATCAGCGTGTCGTCGTCCGCCACTGGGAACTCGCCAAGCACGCGCACCCGGTAGGCGTTGCTGCCCTCGCCGTACCGGCTCGACATCTCGGCGACGTACTCGGGCGACACCCGGGGCGAGTCGAGGCAGCTCACGTGCAGGTTCCGCCACTCGCCGGCCAGGCGGTGGAAGGTGTCGTAGAAATACCCCTGCGTCCGGGTGGGGTTGCCCAAGAGCAGCGTCGTGGCGTTGTGGCCGGACATCGAGCCGCCCGCCGACTCGAAGACGGCCTCCGATACGCCCGGGGCTTCGTCCACGACCAGCAGCACATACTCGGCGTGGATGCCCTGCAGGGCGTCCGGCTGCTCCGCGCGGCTGGTGCGCGCCGAGATGAAGGCCTCCTCCGGGCTCGCCTTCAGCTCGATGCGGTCGGACTTGATCTCGAGCAGCTCAGCCACCGCCGGCGGCAGTAGCTTGGCCCAGCGGCGGCACTCGCCGAAGAGGGCGTCGAAGAGCTGGCTGGCCGTGGGGGCGGTGACGACCACCTTGACGGGCACGCGGGTGAGCATGAACCAGAGCATGGCCCAAGAGGCCACGGTGGACTTGCCCGTGCCGTGGCCGGAGCGGACGCTGATCTTGCGCTCACCGGCCGCCAGAAGCTCTAGGAGGCTGCGTTGCCACGGGTCGGGGGTGACGCCTAGGACCTCCTCCACGAAGGCCACAGGGGCGGCGTGGTAGCGCTTGACGAAGGCAAAGTACGGGTTTTCAGAATTTTTCATGGGGTCCGTGTGGGGTTACGCAAGCGCCGACCCCCCGCCGGGGGCGCCCTGCCGGGGGGGGGTCGCGGGCAAGGGGGAGTTATCCACAGGTTATCAACAGGTTATCCACAGGATATCCACAGAGTTACCCACAGAAAGGGGGGAATGACCGCAGGGTGGTCACAATCGCCCCGATTTAACATAATGGGTGTTATACGCACTACGCGCCGCAACCCCTTGCGAATCAAGCACTTGCGCCGTGCGCGCACTTGCACATCGGCGCGCAGGTGCGCTCGACCGCGCGCAGATCGTCAGGCCGTGAGTTATCCACAGGTTATCCACAGAGTTATCCACAGGCCGGTTCAATGAGTCACGCGCGCGGGACCGTCGGCTTCGGTGTGTCATTCGTCAGCTTTTCAGGCTCTTGCACGCTCACGGTCCGCATCAGGTCGCGCACCGCAGCAAGGTGCAACGCCGTCGTGTCGGTGATGCGGACATCGCTCTGGATCTTGTTTCCCCACCGCTTCGGGTCCATCCGTTCGGCCAGCCATTGCCTCGCACCCATCGCAACCTTCGCGGCGTTCGGGTCGATCTGTTCCTGCTCCACCTGGTCAGCCAGCGCCTCGATGCGTTCAGCGTTCGCCAGGGCACGCGCAGTCCGCACTAGCTCGAACTTCTCATGCCTCGCAGGATCGGACTGAATCGTCTCCCATAGCAACTGGTATGGGATCTCGCTGCCCTTCACGAACGAAGACAGGCTGTTGCCCTCGGCAAGATGAATCCAGAGCTGGTCCCAGAAGGCCGGCGATTCCATGACCGTAAGCGCCTTCTCCCGCCTCGCCCGCTTGATTGGTGTCCCTGCCATCAGTCCCTCGTATGCACGAACGTGCTCACATCCTCAAGGTCCATGTCGTACCCATCGACCGCCACCACATCGAAGTTGCTGTACCGTCGCCGCGTCTGCTCTGGCCTCATCTGCCGCGTCGCTCGAGGAGCCGGACGGTTGCGTATCTCTTCAGCGTAGACCCTGCGCCAGAGCTTCTCTGAGGTCGTGAACCTATGGCCGCAGGTCAGGCACTCCCGCCGACGCCGCGCCTCGGTCGGGAACTGGTAGACCTTCACGACCTCGCTCGGCTTGGAGCACTTCGGGCATTTCATCGTTCGGGCAGCTGCGGCTTGACAAGCTTCAGCCAGTCATCAAGACGCTGGATGACCAAGAACTCGCGCTTATCGCCCCGGCACACAACCGCCGGGATCTCGTAGGGCGCACACGCAGCGGTAGCCTGGTCGACCCACTCGTAGACCGCGATGGACTTCCTGCGCTTGACCTCGAGCACCCACCGAGCGAGCCGGATATCAGCGCCGCCGTCTCTGGCCTGCCCCAGTATTCGATTGGTCTGCCACCCGGTCGATTCGGTAATGATCTTGCACACCTCTCGCTCGGTCTCGGCGCCCCGTTGTCGTTGTCGCAGTCCCATTTCAACCGTCCGCGGTCATGTAATGCGCTGGATGATACTCCGACCTTTTCCTTGCACGCCAATAATCTGGCCGCCTCGCCTCATCGACCGCATCCATCACGATGGCCGTGACCGCGTTCTGCTCGATGACTGCTCGAGCGGCGATCGCCAGCTCGTCGAGGGTGTGCCCAGACTTCCTCGCCGCGAGCCGATGGTGCCGGTGAGGCAAACCGCCCGTGTTCTCGGTCAGGCAGATTGGGCAGAGCTTAACGGCCCTTTTCATTTGCCACCTTCCAGAGCAGGTTGATGCTAGGCGGCTTCTCGCCTCTCGCGTTCTCGGCGAGCTCTGCCGCCTCGGCGAAGGTTGAGGTCATCCCGAGCCACCTTGGAATCACCCGCCCGTCAACTCCCATCCGCCAGACGACATACTCAACCTTGTCGCCCACCCGCTGCCCCCGGATACAGAACCGGCCATCTGTTGACACCTTGTCCCAGAAGTCGTCGTCGATCCACTCGAGCGGCCCCTTGTGGTCTAGGTCAATCTGCTGCTGGCTCATACCGGCCACCTCGGGTCGGTGCCGACCTCGCCCTTGGCGTCCTGGTAATGGACGACCTTGGCGTTGAACATCGACTGCATGGCCTTGGCAATCTGGAACCCTTCCTGCCCCAGACCCTCAACCATCCGCCTTGCTAGTGGCGTGTTTGCACTATGTTGCTCTAATGCAACACTACGCAACGGACTTGTCTTGTACCTCATGCTTCCTCCGTGTCTGAACCAATGTCCGAAGTCATGTCCGAATGTCCGAGTCCTAAGGACTCTCGGACATTTTCGGACATCTTGACCGTCCGAAACTGTCCGAATTTGACGCTTTCGGACATTTTCGGACATCACTCATTTGAAAGCCTCGAGCCGCCCACCGTGGCCGTCAGGAAGGGCGACATGAGGAGCTTTTCGACCGCATCGTGGACAGACTGCCGGCTGATGCCGCACTCCCTCCCGATCTGGCGCAGCTCCTCGACGGTCCAAACGAGGGCCGTCTCGCTCCGCTTCTGGCGCTCCCTGAGGGCGAGCAGGACGGTCCGCTGCGCCTTACCTTGTGGCGCCTGCGCGCTGATCGGGCGCTCCCCCTGCGCCACGCTCTGGCGCATGATGAGGCTGGTCAGCCGCTCGCCGTACCGGTCGGCCGCGCCCAAGTCGATGACCTCGGCCTCGTAGGCGAGGTTCGGCAGCTCGCCGGTGTCCTTGAACCGCTGCCTCGTGACCTCGACGTGGGTGTTCGGCTGGGCGGCGCGCTTGACGATGAACTCGCTGTCCGGGTTCGCCATGAGGGCGCTGGCGCCTCGCGGGCGGTCGGCGTCGCCGTGCCCGGAGTGCGCGACGATCAGCACGCTCGCGTCGTACCGCTCGCGGATGAAGCGCGACACGGCCGACAGGTACGCCGCCACCTCTTGGTTGCTGTTCTCATCCATGCCGGCGCTGAACTTGGAGAGCGTGTCGATGACGACGAGCGTGGGCCGGATGCCGGCCTTGTCCATCGCCTCGACCAGCATCGCCATCTCCTCCTCTCGGTTAAGGTTGAGGGGGCGCTCGAGGGCGAGCACGGGCAGCGTGCGCAGGTCTTGGCCGCCGCCGAAGGTCTGCATCCACGCCTTGACGCGCCTGCCGAGTCCGCCGCCCTCGCCGGAGAGCAGCGCCACCGGGTTGCCGGCGGTGGCGATCCGCATGGCCCAATCCAAGGCTATGAAGCTCTTGAAGCTCGCGCGCGGCCCCGCCAGGACGGCCACGACCTTGGCCTCGATGACATGGTGCAGGAGCCATTCCGGCTCGCGGTTCTCCTCGACGATATCGGCGACATGGCGCAGCACGACCGAGAACCCTGTGGCGCTAGTAACGCCCGGCGATACTACCGCAGCATCCGGCTCACGCACTCGCTCCATGCCGCGCGCCTCGGGCACGTCGCCGTAGTCTGGCCCCGGCTCATCGCGCTGCGGCGGGCCGATACGCACGGCCTCCGAGACTGGCGCCCAGCCGCCGGCGCGGGCGGCGTTGAAGAGGGAGCCGAGCGTGACGCCACCGCCGCGGTCAAGGTGGAAGCTCTGCCACCGGTACTCGATATCGGCGCGCCCGGCGTACGAGGCCGGCAGCACGCCGGTGATTCCGCCGCAGCTCCACGCATCCCAGAGCTCGAGGCCGTCGTCTGCGCCGCCTGATGCGTGGTGCAGCGCCATGCCGACCATCAACCAAGCGTCGTAACCCTCCGGGTCGATGTGCGCGATCGCCTCGGTGACGCGCGGCAGGTCGCGCTGGAAGTCCTGACTCGTACCAGGCCGAGGCGGCATCCTGGCCGCGACCTCGGCGGGCAGCTCAAGGTCCATCCGGCGCTCGTCGATGAGCCCCGCCGGGAGCGGCTGCGCTTCTTCCATCGGCCCGCTCTGGCCGTAGTGGAGCGGCCACCAGATGACATAGCCGCCCTCGGCGCGGATGTCGAGCCCCGCGCGCTTCACCTTGCCCAAGACGACGGACGCGCCGCCCCTGATCTTGACACCAGCCGGCGCCTTGAAGAGGTAATGCCGCCCGCCGCTACCGCCGCCGGTCTGATGCACCCGCGTCTTGGTGAGGTCAGATTGGTGCTCGCTGATCCAGTCCTGCGCCGCGCTCGAGGCGCTGCGGTGGTCGTAGTCGATGACCACGAGCCCGGTGATGGAGCCGGTCGGCACCCCGACTAGCGCCTCTGGGCTCGCGGCCCACCAGCGCCGGATCTGCTGCTCATCTTGGGTGGCGTCCTTGAACCCGTTGCGGGTGAGCGGGCTTTTGGCCTTTAGGACGCGCCCGTCCTGGTCGGTCTGGTCTGCCCTGCGGCACGGAAAGACCGGCGCGCGCTTGGCGAGCTCAAGGACGCGCTCGACGGGCACGACGGCGGTGAGGTCTGGTTTCATGGGTAGATATCCGGCCGCAGGGCCTTCCTAGATACACCGGTCGCTGCCTCGACGGCAAGCGCGCGCAGCGGCGGCACGCGCCCGGCGAGCACCCATTGGTGTACGGCCTGCGGCTTCACCTTAAGTTTACGGG